AAGTGAATTTTGGAGAGAAGTAAATGCTTTGCCAGAAAAATATAAAAAGGAGCAGGATGTATTAGTTAATCCAGATACCATTTATTTGAATCAATTTATTAATTATGCAAAGTCGGGAAAATTTAAGGGTTTAACAAATCAAAAATTAAAGGAATTTGGTAAGGATTTAAAGTTTTATAAAGGAGTTCCTGAAATATTTAAAAAGACAAAAGATTTGATCGAGAATGATCCAACATATAAAGAGTACGATATAAAAGTTGAACACTATATTGTTAGTACAGGAATGACTCAAATAATTAAAGGGTCATCTGTTATGCCGTATGTAGAACATGTATGGGGATGTGAACTGATTGAAGGAAAAGACAAAGATGGAGACTCATGTATTTCTGAGATTGGATATACTATAGACAATACAAGCAAGACGCGAGCGCTGTTTGAGATAAATAAAGGGGTTTATAGTGAGAATGGACGAGAAGGAGTAAAGGTAAATACAAAGATTCCGGAAGAATTACGGAGGGTTCATTTTATAAATATGATGTATGTTGCAGATGGACCAAGTGATATACCAGCATTTTCAGTAGTTAATAAAAATCATGGAGCAACTTTTGCGATATATCCTAAGGGAAATATGTCTGCAATGAGGCAAGTTGAACAGATGAGAGCAGATGGTAGAATAAATATGTATGCGGAAGCAGATTATACTGACGGAACAACTGCATATATGTGGATATGCAATAAGATAACAGAGTTT